CGTGTACCGATGTGGCGTGAATACCTTAATACTATTAAATTATGAACATATTAGAAAAAGCAAATGAAATTGTATTTTTAAGGGCTGAAGAAAAGCAAAGGCAATATGGGGATTTTCATATATGCATGAAAAAAACGGCTTTAATAGCTTCAGAAATATCCGATAAACAAATTACAATAGAAGACGCGTATTATGTTTTAATAGCCTTAAAATTAGCGCGGCAATCAAATTGCCATAAAGAAGACAACTTACTTGATCTTGTTGCTTACGTGGCGTCTTTAAATGATTTTTTAAATAAAGAGCTATGAACATATACGAAAAAAAATATTGCAAAATTTTAAGCAAGTGCTTATCTAAAGGGGTAAAAGTTCAGGGGCGCAATGGATTAACATTGCAATTAACAGGGCAACAGATTCAAGCTAATTTATCAAATGGTTTTCCGGTAGTAACCGGTAAAAAAGTTTTTTTTAAAAGCGCTTTAATAGAAGCCGAGTGGATGTTAAAAGGTTTAACAAATACAAAATGGTTAAATGAGCGCGGAGTAAAAATATGGGATCAATGGAGTGATGAAAATGGCGATTTAGGGCCGGTATATGGACATCAGCTTATAAACTTTAACGGCATTAATCAACTGCAGCAAATAATACAAGAGGCAAAAATAAATCCGGCTAGTCGCAGATTATTATGCTCAATGTGGAATCCATCTGATATAGATAAGATGAAGCTGCCCCCTTGCCATTACAGCTTTCAATTTGTTATTTCAGGCAAGCGGGTAGATCTTATTGTTTCCATGAGGTCTTTGGATTTATTTGTTGGGCTTCCTTATGATATGATTATGTATGCCGGCATTTTAGAAAGCTTTTCTAAAGAGCTAAATTTAAAAAGCGGTAGTGTAATTATTAATACAGCTAGCGCTCATCTATACGAGGAGCATATTGAAGCCGTAAAACTTTACATATCAAATAAAAAGCACAAGCTACCAAGATTAAAAAATAAGCCATCTATTTCAAATTTTTTAGCGGATGACTTTGTAATAAATAATTACATCTGCGAACAAAGAATAAAAGTTAACGTAATAAAATAAAAAAAATTAATTATGAATTTAAAAAATGAATTTGCTCCAATCCGGGAATGGGCTACTGAGCGCGGCCTATATGAAAAAGGAAATGTAAAAACTCAATTCCTTAAACTAAATGAAGAAATAGGCGAACTATCTAGAAGCATACTAAAAGATGACTATGATGAATACAAAGACGCAATAGGCGATATTGTTATTGTGCTTACTAATATGGCTTATATGACTAATACAAGCATTGAAGAATGTATAAACGGGGCTTATCAAGAAATTAAAAATAGAAAAGGTTCTATGATTAACGGCACATTTGTAAAGCAAGAAACAGAAAAGCAAATAGATAGCCATAACTTGTCCGAAATAAAAAAGCCAAGCTTATATGTTGTAACTAATATAAGCACGCCATATGACGGCCCATTTTCAAAAAACATAATTACATACACACTTGAGCAGGGCAGCCAAATGATTTACTGGCATGAAGGGCCAAATAAAAAACTAGACGCAAAGATTGGAGATTTAATTGAAAATATAGTTTTATATGAAAACAATAGCATTAACTATAAAGAGTCAAGCGTAAAAGTAACTACTCCACAAATAAAAATTGATTTATAATTTTTTTATGAAACCAAAAGACAAAGCATGGCAACTGTACTCGAACTATTTTGACATCATCGAGAATGGCAAGCAGGAAGGCAACCTAGCTGAGGTGCATATCAAATCAGTTAACGCTGCACTGCATTGCGTAGATGAAGCACTGGTTAACGCCCCTAATGAAATCATGCAAGACTTTGAAGGCACGGGTGAGTTCTACTCAGTCAAGGCATACTACCACCATGTTAAAAATGAAATTTTAAAACTCAATTCTTTTAATAATACAAAATAAAAAAAAATTAATTATGAAAAACACAATTAAAAACCAAGTAGCCGCTTTTAAAGAGCAAGGATTAAAACCAAAAGAAATTTTGAAACAGCTAACTGAAAAAAATATAAAAGTTAGTATTAATTCTATAAGGTGGTATATGTGTAGCAGTAATAAAAAAAAAGTTAGTGATAAAACAAAAAAAACATTAAAAAAAATAAATGACAGCAACACTAACCTTTGATCTACACGAAGACCAGCATGCATTTGATTGCGCTATCAATGGCATAAAATACTTTGACATGATTGATGAATTCAGGCAGCACTTGCGTAGCCTTGAAAAGTATCAAGACCTAACCGAAGACCAGTACGAGTTAGTAGGTAAGATGCGTGAATGGTTAGCGGGTGAATTAGTTGAAGCCGGTATATCAGATAAGTTTTGATTATTGCTGCACCTTGCGAAAGCCTTGCTTCCAAAGGAACCTGCCCAGTGCCTCGCCTTCCGCATCCACCTTCTCCTCACTCCACTCAGGTTGAATGTGGTGAAGATATTCGTGAATGAGAACAATCATGTAGCGCATTGGTGCTAGCGTAGGGTCAATCTCAATCACGTTGTTTAGATACTGCCCATGCGCACGCTCACGTCCAAGTTTACGGTGTACTACTTTCGGATGTTGTTTGCGTTTCATGGTGTATATTTGCCGCAGTGATTAGATTCTTTTTTGTTTTTATGTTATTGATTGAACTAGCCCCTGAAACGTCGGGGGCTTTTTCTTATCGAATCTTACCGTTGACAATACGGTAGTTGCTTACCTCAAATTCACCCGTGTCCATCACCTTAATGTGCGCAAAACCGTGATGATGTTTGTTGATAGGCATGTAGTCAGGATGCAGCTCGCACAGACACGCCACGCTCCAGCATGTTGTAAGTTTTCCTTTGATGTTCGGCTCACTGTGTTCACTCGCCTGGTGATGATGTCCGCACAGCGCATTGTCCTTTGCACGCAAGAACAAACCACGAGCAATGTTTACGGGACTGAATACCGATGTACCCAATTCATGACCGTGCAAGATTGTCAAGTTGCCTGCATGGATTATTTGCTTATCCGGGATGAATGTGATGTTGAGTTGATCTAAGTGCATGAGCGATTCAAAACTGAATTCATTCATGCCTAAAAGGTCGGGCGCATTGCGCATAATGTAGTGGTCATAGCGCACATCATGATTGCCGCACTTGTAATAGATAGCGGCATTGGGGAATAGCTTGCGTAGTGTGCCCAAAAATTGACGGGTCATTAAGACCTCATGCCCAAAGTTTCTTTTGCGCGGGTCTTTTTCAAATCTACTGATTGCATAGAAGTCGATAACGTCACCGTTGAGCAGTATCGTGTTTACGTTGTTTTCAAGGCCATATTTCAACGCAAGCGTGAGCGCTGGTATATTATGATACGGAACGTGTATATCACTCAATAAAAGGATGTCATTGTGATTCGTCGGTAGCTTGTAGGGTTGGTAGTTTGATTCAAGTGATGCGGGCAGGTCAAACGTATTGACATCAGGCTTTAACTCATTCACTATCTCATCAAATGCACCTAGTGAATACTTCAACTTGTCGAGCTGCCCGGTAGGCTGCACCATTTTCCTGACATCAGGAACATGCTCTTGTAACTTTTCGCCACCGTAGTTGTGGTTGCGCCATTGCTGATACATGCGATGAAACGACTTAAATGAAAGTGGCACAGAATGTTTATTCATTGCCATTCTCACACGCTCACTCATCACTCCATTGCCCTTGTATATTTCTTTGTAGACTTCAACATATTTGCTTGCCATATTGGTTATTGTTTAGCTTTTATGTAGCCTGTAAGCTCCGCAAGATTTGCGGATATTATCGCGTTCTGATTCTGAATAGCATCTATCTTACCTTCAAGTTTGTCAATGGATGTACGTGTGTCATCTTTGATTTCATCAATGCGATGATGTATTGCGCTGATTTCTCTTTTGTGATGTGTGTCCATAGTGCGCACTGTTATATTTAGTTTGTCGACGTTTCTTTTTAGCGCATAGTAAAGACCTGAAAGCGATACCGCACCGGCTACGATTGTTATTATATCCTTTGGTTCGATGTTGATCATAAAACAATTAAATAAAAAGATGAAACAGCCAGCGCAGTTAGGCCAACGGATAGCCCAATGTTGTGAATTATCAACCGTTTATTACGCTTCTTTAAGTCCTTTATCTGCATCTCCTTCTCTTCGCCTATTGCCTTCTCAATTGCCTGCTTGTTTTCGTAGATAGTGGCTAGCGTTTCGTAGCTGTTGGCCTGTATGCCTGTGATTTTGGCGTAGTAATGCACTTTTAACTTTTCGAGTTGATACAATGAGTCAATTTCATGCGCTGTGCCATACCAATACATCATGCTATTGTAGTTCAGATTGAAAAGCTGCACGTCGTAAGTCGTAAGTTCGGGTGTAAAATCCGGATTTAAGGAGGCTGTCCGACTTTTTGAGCGTTGAGCGTAGCTGGTTTGATGCAGCACTAGGACTAGAATTAAGAATAGTGTAAGTCTCATTGGTGTAATATTGGTTTGTGATTTCCTGTCGTTGTGCTATGGTATCGCTCCACGCTCTGATGCTGTCTATTTTAGCAAATAGTGAATCGGTCTTTGTGTTATTTGATTGTATAACCTGATACAGTGAGTCATTCAAGCTATGCAACCTATCAACGGCAGGAGATGCGGACGGCCTGTTGCATCCTTTGAATAGTAGAATGACCAGCACACCGATTGCCAGTATGCTTAGGCCATAGATTAACATCGGATTTATCCTTGCTTTTTCCATCTTGTGATATGTAAGTTTTTTGATAGTGGACGAATCTTGTAGTACACCCCGTCACGTGTGCGGCTATCACGCATGCCTTGCTCATTGGTATTACCCTCAATGGTGCGCACTGAGTACTTGCCAATCTTATCGACTATGCCCGTATGCCCTATGCCCTTGAATCTTTTCTTCATCATAGATCCATAGGAAAGGGTCATCACTAGCACATCATCATCCTTGTACGTCTTAAGAAATTTGCCACCGTCAAACACTACATCTTTGCGATTGTATGCAGTAGGTGACCAACCTGTGATAGTGTTAGGTATGCCGCATTCAGCAAGCATAGCCATGACAAAGAAACTACACCACGCATAGCCGGGTTTCCACCCTTGCGCAGCCATAAGCGCACGCAGTTCTGCGCTGTTAAATCCTTGATTGTTGCCGCCCTTTTCTTTAACACCTACAAAGCTAGACGCTGTTACCCTTACGCAGTAACCGTCATCAGCAAATGAAGTATATACAGGAAGGCAGCAAAGTAGGCAAAGTATAAGCCCACGTATAAAAGTATCTTTTGCCATGTGCTCAAATCAGTTAGTGCCTGCTGTTTGATTTGTGCTGAGTATACCATGCGTTGAAGTGCTCGAAAATTGAAATACAGCCCCATGAAGACAACGAAGTTTGCCACGACCATAACGAGTGCGGCAAGAACTATATACTGGATGTATTCAGTGCTTATGAGTGCATCACCGAAGTAGCGAAAACTAGCATACCCGGCAAGAAAGAAAAGCAAAAAGGCAAGCGGAATAGACCACACCCCATCGTAGAGTTGCAGTAGGTAACTAACCGACTTAGGCTGTGCACTACCGTTTAGTTTTATCTTGCTCTTTGGTTGCATTGCTGCGTAGTTTTAGTGACAGCTCGCGCTCATACTTGCGCAAGCGTTCAGTGTAATCTTGCTTGAGTGATTTCTTTTCCGTCATGGTATACGATTAATGATGTTGCGTGAGTACGTAGGGCGAAAAGATGTGGCAGTATTGCCTGATGAGAACTGATAGTTGAGCGTGTTGGTCACGTCAGTGCGTGCGCTACGGTCAGGCCACTGCGCTGTTGAGTATTCAGGAAACAATGAAGCGTTCGCGCACAAGTAATCGACCAGCAATGTGGTGTAGTGTTCCGCATTCTGCCTTGCACGGTCAATCATATCCTTCATAACTGCATCGGATACAGGTGTAGTGTCTTCGGATTGACGCTGCACAATAGTGCCATTGTCCATACGGTAGCAAAGTGACGGCGTAAGGTCAACCATTACCCACCACAACAGCGCACGTTGCACATAATCTTCAAGCAAGATTTGATAGTTGCCCGCAATCGTGTTGTTTGCTACATCGTTTTTAATCTTGTTCATCAAGTCAGTTCCCAAAAAGGGAAGTATCCATTTATCCTGCGCCAAATACACGGACGGATACATAAGGTTCGGGTCAACACTACCGTTAACAGTGGTGTATTTCTTAATGTAGTTTTCTGATATTAAAAGTACTTCTGCCATAGTTGTGATTATTGATTACCGTAGATTGGATTGGTTGGTAAGAAGCCACGATGTGGCATGTCTTCGGGTAGCTTTGCTACGTACAAAGGATTGCGCACCTTATAGCCCATGCGTTCAGCCATTGCCACAGCGATACGCTTTGCGTCTGGATCATTAGGATTAATCTTTGCGCCCTTTGCATCAACGAACACCCTTTTTTCCCAGAAATGTTTGCAATTGCCTCCGCCTTTAAATTTTTTCAAATCGTAAACGTCATCACCGTTCGGCCCCCATCCGGGATTTACAGGGATGAACTCCATTGCTTCAATATCTTCCATGCGGTAAAGCTTGCCCGCCTCCAGCATTTTTGCGCAGAATGGGCGCATATTATTATGCCTAAAGCTACCTGCGTAAACGTAACGAGTAATAAAGTATTTGCCATCGACAATGGCATCTTGTTCACTCTTTGCCGCTGGTCTTGCCGCACCTGTACGCACTGCGAACTCGTGCTGTATTTCATCATCTGCATTGTATGAATCAATTAGAATCATATCAGACGTAGCATCTTCACCTAACTCAATCAACGCCTCTGCAATATGTACATCTTGCAAGTCTTCTTTCTTTGCAGCTTCAACTATTCGTGTTGACCAACGCTGCCCGGCATCACCGCCCCACAATTGCCATGCGATGCGACCAGCAGAAGGGAAACCGTCTTCGCCTTGCGTGAATCCTTGCCCTTGCTTGTCTACTTCATGACGGGAAAAATAGCTATACATTCTTTTGACTGTGTTAAATGATAGGTTGCGTTTGTTGCTAATGTCACGCGCACGTGCTACACCTACTTCAGTACCACCACGCCCGTATTCTTCACGCCACTTAAGACCTAATTCCGCTTCATTAGCCATCTCATCGGTTGGCTCGTAGCTTTCTTCAGCTGCAGCTACTTTTTTTTTTTCGTTACTCATGATGACTTCTTGTGGTTGCAATGAACCTGCGATAACATCAGCAAAGATTGCATTTATTACGGCGGCAGGTAATGTTGGGAACGCTGCCCCCACAATTGCTTTTGCACTGCTTACAGGCACAGCACCAGCACTGCTTTGCATTACGATGTCAATGAGTGAAGCAATTTGCGCCCCATTCAAAGCGGTAGCAGCGACATCAGTTGTTGAGCCTGTTGCGTTCGCATCGGTAACAACCGAGGTCTGCTCTGCTACTAGTGGGGTGTTTGGTACAATCTCAAAAGACACACCCGGCATTTGATTGCTTAAAAGTTCGGTGATGCTCTTATTGATTTTCTCCTGATACGGTTCGATGACTTGCTTGTTAAAGATTTCAAGGCCCGTAGTCATTTCATCTTTGTTGCTACCGAATCCTGATGTCTCACGAATACCAAACAGCAGCGGCGTTGTAACACGGTGGGCTGTGATTATCTTTTGAGTTGCAGTAGTATCCATCAGTTGATACTGTTTGTCTGCATCATTCACAGGGAATGGTGTGATTTCGGTCTTAGGTTGATCACGTTCGTTAAAGAACATCACCACCTTGCCCGCATTACGCGCACCACTCATCTTGTTCTCCCAGTCCATCATCATCTGCTGCTTCTGCTCAGGTGTTGCCTGCCCATTGTAGAAGTTGATAATGGTTGAAGGAAAAAGACCGTTACTGATTTGGTTAATATGGAAGATTGAAATCTGCTTATCTAACTCGATGTAGTTGATAGCAGACCAGTAGTCAGGGCGTGGGTATGTGTCACTGCCTGTAAACGTGAAGCACCAATAGATTTGGCGTGGCTCGGCCTCGCGTGTGAAGTAGTTATACTTTGGAATGAACTCAGGCGTGTTCTTTTTCTTGCGTGTGTTGCTCCAATCGTAGCTGTGAAAGATTCCTATTTCGCTGTCATCATCTTGATTCACCGCAATGCGGCATTCTTCAAATGGAATAGCATTCAACTTGCTAATTACTGTGCGGTCGTTACTCCAAATTACTTCGATGTAAAAACCACCAAACAACTTTAGATCGTGTGAACACGCATACGTTAATGCATCAATGTCGAGTGCGTCAAGTTCGGCCTGATATTGTTCAGACTCGATACCCTTCCCGGCTATCATGTCACCAATGGCAACAACCAAGCTACCATGTACTGGTGATTCGTGTGAAAGGTCACGCAAGTACTGCGGGAAATCATTGTCTGCACCGTAGTTGACCCACCCTTTGCGGTCTACTCTTTCGGCATCTGACTTAGCTACGT